CATCTCTCCTGCCATTCTCAGCAGCTTTTGCCTGTGCAGAAGCCCTGCTAAACATACCTCGTTCTCCTGATTTACTCTCGTAAAGAGACAGCCATTCTTTCATAAAGATACCGGGATCTGGTTTCTCTGTATAGGCTACAGAGTTATTAGCCAATGCTCTCTCTGGATTTGTAGTCCACCAATCGCCAGTCTTAGCAGAACGTATGCGTTGGTCTGACAGATTTGACAACGATATAAGTGCTGACCTTCGTACACCACCTACAACTACCACCTCACCTGTCTTACAAACTATATCGTGGCACTCCATAGAAGATAGTTTTCTACCTCTAGCATTCTTAAACTTCTCTACGGTGAAATCAAACAGGTCTACCAACGGCTGTGGCCCACTGGCTCTACCACCAAATGTTTTAAGTCGTGTACCTGCAGGTCTAATTTTAGACACGTTAATCTTAGGTATCCTTGCTGTATACAAGAACGATACTAGATCTCTAAACCCTTTAGCCCAGCCTTCTTTAGAATCCACTACAGCAATTACATCTTCTGTCTTTTCAAATTCTTTATCTGGAACTGTGGGTAGCCTATCAGAGTATTGCCTCTCTACAGAGAACCCTACTCCTGTACCATTCATTAGTATGTACAGCACTTCATCAAATGCTTTTGGATTGTCTATCGGTATATACGAACAGTTATAGCCAGCAACATTCTCTCTTTCTAATGCTTTACCTGCAGTCATCAATGCTCTCATACTAGGCATAACCTGTAACGATAGTATCGCTTCTTCCATATCCTCCCAAGATTTTGCGTCAATACCCTCTACATTATCTTTAAAAAAACTAATAAGTCTGTTTACAGTTTCACTCCAACTTTCTCTTCTACCTTCATTCTCTAACCAACGTGAGTAACGAGACATATGTATGAATGATTGATACTCTGTAGGTAAATAGTTTCCCCCTAGTAATGATGCCATTTATTTTTCTCCATATTCCAATTCTAATATTAATTCTGCGTAATGTATAACTTTTTTTATATCTTCTGCCCCGTTCTTTTTCTTATGACGAGAAATATACTTTATAATATTTCCTTCTAGGAAGTCAAGTTTATTTTTAGAAATATATTCTATAGGCATAATCTCAAAATCTATATAGTGATTGCCACCTACCTGTCTACCTTTTCCTTTTACCGACTGTCTTATCATATCATCGTGACTATTTGTTTTCATCATCTTCTCCAAATAAAGATACAATGTTACCTTTTTGCGTAGGGGTTGCAGAGTTTCTCCTATCCATAATACTATCTGTTATAGGAAGTTCAGTTACACTTCGCATTTCATCTAGTATAACACTCTGTCCTCTTTCTTTTATCATGTCCATGTCATTTGCCAATAAAGACAAAACTCCTCTAGAGAGAATATAAGATAAATCTACATGGTTAGTTCCTATCACATGTGTATCCACTACAGCAAGACTAACTCCATCTTCTCCGTCAGGTTTAAGAAGTATGACATACATATTTTTAGGAAATTTATCTTTGTATGAATTTAAATCTTCTCTATTCATCTAACCACTCTTGTGGCAAAAACCCCTGACACCATTTAAAACCATATCTTTCACACCATCCTGAGTATGTAGTTTTAGATCCTTTGTACAGTTTATTATCTGCTTTCATAAACAGAAACCGTATGTCTATCTCAGGATGTTGCTTTTTAATTAACAAATGTTTACCCCTGTCTGCTGTGGTAAACAAACCTTTTGCCTCTACAAAGAAGTTTTTACCTACTATAGTAAAGTCAGGATTATAAGTAGAATGCCTAACATAATCTATTTTCTCCGATTCATATTCAAATTTTACATTGTTTCTATTTAAGGCTACAGCGATAGACAACTCAAAGTCTGATCGGTAGCCATGATGTCTTAGTACCATTATACCCTCGGCATGTTTTTATGTATTATATCCTCAAACTTATCGTTAAAATATTTAAAAGTTTTAGGTGCACTTTCTCTTAAAATGCTTCGCTGTTCTTCTATGCCTGTCCAGTGTAATACTACTAGGCTATTTCTCACTTTTGCTTGTGTAGCTAATATATCTAGGTCATGGTCTATTTTCTCCTTATGTTCATCAAACCTATCATCACCCCAAGGTTCATCTAGGTCAAACGTCTTAGTCATTCGGATTGGTATGCCATTGGGCCTGTTGCGTAGTTCTTTTACAATACTATCACCACCAAATGTTTTATCACACTCTTGGTAACCAAAGTATACATTCTCATTAATGTAGCTATCTCCTATGGTTACTTCTGTAGATAAATAAATCATACCTCTATTTCTCTTTTCTTTAATTTTGTGTACCAAACTAATGGTCGTTGTGTTGCTTGTGTTCCTACTTTCTTGTACAGCTGTGCAGTAGGCCAACACTGCATCTTGTAATCACAGTAGCTACACACAGTGTGCATAACTCTGTTTCCTGTAGCAATTATCTCACCTTTTCTTTTTCCATACTGTACACGAAAAGTTTCTTCTTTATCTTTAAATTCTTTCTTTAATGGCTTGTCCTGTAACATTGTTTTTGCATTAGACTTTGCTTTAGCCAACTGCTCCACAGCATCTTCCTCTTGATAGTCTGGTGCTTCACACACTGCCCATTCACCAGAAGCTTTATCAACAACTATCCACCCACCAAAGTCCATGCCCTTTGCTTTACTGTACAGGTAACCCTGCATAAGATAACCAAAGGTATCATCTTCTTTTACTTTATTGTACCCACCAAACTCTCCACCAAACTTCTTGGAGAACGCATAAGGTGATGCAGATTTTATATCCCACACCTTACCGTCTATTACAACATCTAAAGTACCACTAAGTTCGCATACATCTAAACCTAGTTTTACTTTCTCTTGCTCAGATTCTACATTAACTCCTGATGATTTTAACACCACCATAGCAATAGCTTCTATAATATCACCAAAAAGAAATCGCATAATAGAATTATATTGTATCTCTTTTGGTGAACCATTCTTATCATGCCACTGTTGACACATGGGCCTACCCAAGCCACTCATACGTAAAGAGTACTCACCTCTGCCACGAGACAGTTGCTTGACTAGGGCATTCCCACAGTCATTCTTAAAATTTTCTAAAAGCTCAGGGTCTAGATCAATACCTTCTTTTGTGGCACGATCTAGAAATCCCTGCACTTTCATAAGAATAGGATTAAACAAAAGTCTTATCCTGTAGCTTCAAGAGAATCACCAAAATCGGACAAGTCGCCTAATTTGGCATTCTTTTCTTTTGACTCCCTCCACGATGTCATAGTCTTATTGTTAATAGCTTCCTTAGTTTCAAAGAATTTGGTCATTAAATCTTGATCACCTTCCTTAATCTCTGTTGTTTTAAGAACAGATATAGCAGGAACGTAATAGGATGCACCTCCCATTTTCTTTCTCACCGTAGTCACTTTGTTTACCACAGTACACATGATTTGCTTTTGTCTAGCTATCATCTTTATGTGGTCACTTACTGGCAGAAAACTTGATCCACGAACATACCATACAGAAGGTATCTCTTCTGGCATGTCCACTTTATTTCCTTCAGCATCTACAGGATCAATAAGCTGTACTGTATTATACAGAACTTGATTACATTTCACATTTTTGTGTAATGCCATCTCTGGACTGTCTTTTGGTAAAGCCTCTGCTTGATCTTTAGTTAGTCTACCACAACGCATGTTACCCTCAGTGTCATAAAAGTCAGCACTTAAAGTTGGTGCTTGTATTGTTTGACAACCGAAAGTATTTTGATCTGCATCCCATCTGCTGTAGGTGTACAGACGATAGAAGATTCTAACGTGTGCTTCCTTAGCATAGGCAGTAACAAGGCTTGGTAGTTTTAAAGCAAACTTACCACGAGAAATAGTTCGGCCCTCGCTGTCCTCTTCACTGTGGTTAATAGCAAGACGAGGTAAACCTTGATTACTTTCAGAACCACCTACTTCTTGCCCAGTAAGTGCAGCAATCTCTTCCACTGACATATTTTTCAGTGAGGGTACCACACTTGCTTCTTTCGTTACAACGTCATTAGACATCATACTTTTCTCCTCTGTTTTAGAGTGTTAAAACCTCCTCCATGTTAAGCCAATCTTTGCCAATTTTCAATTCAATACCGATAGGCATGTCATAATCAATATTGTATCTTTTCTTAGCCTCCGATCTTATACTTAACATGGACTCAGCTAAAATTTCAATCACCTCTTTCTCCTCTTCAGGAAACACGTCAAGGACAATTGAATCATGTACTGTATTGCATACCACAGACTGCATACCCTTGTCAAATAAAATTTGTCTTAAATTTATAAGAGCAAGTGGGAGCAGATCTGCAGTAGCAAATCCCTGTACAGGATAGTTTTTTATGGCGGTAGCGTGAGTAGAACCCCCATGAAAGTTCCTACGAACATGAGGAAAATGATAAATCCTACCAGAAGGAAGGGTAATCTTTTTCGTCTTAATCGCTTCATTTTGTAAAGAGACATGCCATCTAGCAACAGCTGAATATCTGGCCTTGAAAAGGTCGTAGTACTCAACTTCTTTTTCTGTTCCATATGTACCTCCATATAATGGCTTAAACGTGTGTGCTTTTGCTTCCTGTCTAGAAACACCCAATGCCTCTGCAGAAAAACTATGTACATCAAAACCTTTCTGTACATCAGCATACACTTGGTCGTCATTAGCAAGAAAACCTGCAACCCTAAATTCTAATTGGCTGTAGTCACCCTCAAGTATCTTTCCTCCATCCCATCGTGATACAACACATTCCCGTACAGGAAAGGTTGTACCTCTTGGCATGTTTTGAAAGTTAGGATTACGAGAAGATAGTCTTCCTGTAGCAGTAACGCACTGCATGTAGTGTGGATGAATAAAACCTTTGTTATCCAATCCCTTTTCTATACCGTCAACAAATGTTCTTAAGTATGTACCTATAGCATTATACTTTATATAAGAACTAATAAATTTTTTCTGTTCATCATTAG